GCGCGGATTGAATGAGCCTTGTAATACTCATCAATGATGCTCTGGTCATCAGCCGAAATCCTCTGTCTGCGCAAACCTTTCAGGAATACACGCTTGTATTCCGCATTCAGATCCTTATCAACTTTGTTTGTGATCTGCTGAGCACTATCATTGATGTCAACATCCTCCAGAGCCTCAATCTCCTTCTGCAAGTCGATTTTCTTCTGGATAGCCCTGACTTCTTCCATCTTCTTTTCTGCCTCGGTTACATTATCCTCGGCAATCAGTTTTCTTACTTCTGCCTTTGCAGCTTCAAGCTGCTGCAGCAAAGCACGCATTTCTTTGGTCATATTTATCACTTTCTCCTTTCTTCTTCATTTTTGGTATTAAAAAGGAGCTTTTTACAGCTCCAGTTCCAACAACATCTTTTTCTTTTTAAACTCATTGTTTTTTTCCTCAGCTTTAGCTGAAGGAATATTTATTAATCCTTCTCTTTGCAGTTCATCTTTTATTGCTGGCAAAATAGCTTTGGCAAACTCTACAGGGTCAAACTGTATCATGCCATCGTCTTTGTTGCGAGCTTTTTTAAGCTTCTCCGGAACGTTCTTATAGATAGCGAAATACTTTTCGTCTATGTGTGCAGCTACCTGCTTTGCTTCTTCGATTTCATCGGCAAAGCCCTTTTCTTTGCATTCCTCTGCGGTCAGCCATGTTTCCGCGTCCATGACGCTGATAATTTCGTCCTTTTCAAGACCCGATTTTTCTTGATATGCAACAATCATACTGTCACGGATCTTGTCGAGGTCATCGGCGATTTTCCTGAAATCGTTAGCATTGCCTGCTTCCAATGTCCAAGGATTGTGGATCATCATCATGGCGTTCGCCGGCATGACGACCTTGTCTCCTGCCATGGCGATCAGGGACGCTATGCTGGCCGCAAGCCCATCCACATAAACGTTTTTCTTGGCTTTATGTCGTTTCAGTATAGAGTAAATAGTTTGTCCAGCAAATACGTCTCCACCGTAACTATTGATATAGATATTCAAAACATCTATATCGCCCAAGGCGTCTAAATCCTCCTTGAACTGCTTAGGTGTGATTTCGTCACCCCACCAGGTCGTGTCCGATATTTCGCCATACAGGGTAAGCTCGCCTGTCTTTTCGTCCAGGGCTTTAAAATTCCAGAACTTTTTACTCCTCAATAACCTCACCACCTTTCTTGACTAACAAAAAAACATCCTTTCGGATGTTTTAATGACAACATGTTTCGCTTTTTACCTTGAGTATCCTCCCTATTGTTGCATGAGAAGTGTTTAGCCTTCTTGCTATTTCTCTATTTGAAAATCCTTCGCTTTTTAACTTAAATATTTTGTCAGCCTGTTTAATTATGCTTCCATAGTCAGTTTTTATTTTTTTCTTTTTTAACACCTTGGATACAGTGGCAGGATGGATTCCCAATAACGGCCCTATTTGTCTATGAGTGAAGCCTTTCTCTACAAGGTTCATTATCTCTTTTTGCATCTCTTCCTTTATTTTTACAGGACCTTTTTTGCATCGAAGGTTAATATTGTTAGCCTTTAATGTCTTGGTTACTACTTCTTGGCAAACACCTACCTTGTCAACTATTTCTTTATGTTTATAACCTGCTTTCTTTAATTCAATGATTGAATGCCTTATTTCTGAGGTTATTTCACGATTCGGCTCGCCAATGTAACTCTTTAAAATTTCATTGGTTTCCGGAGCAATGTGTACCCATGATTTCAAGCTTCTAATGCTTTTTACTATGCCATACGATACGCCATATTTCTTGGCTACTCGTTGCATATCTCCATCCTGGGCCAAATCGATTTTTATTTGCTGTGCTTTATTATCAGTAAGAATTGCCTGGGGATTACGCTCTCCTAATTTTGCGCGCCTATGCTTTTTCTTAGTTTCTTCAGAGACCACTCTATTTGCATTACCACCGCTTTCTAAATTGTATCCCTTATCACTATTAAGCGTCTGATAATGCTCTATCCAATACTTTTCCCTATCGTCAACGTTTTCAGCGGAGCAAACCTCCAATGTCTCAAATTTAAAACATGCTTCACCCTGCTTATTCCAAGCATTTTGTAAGTGCTCATTATGGTGAGTGCCCGCATTTAAAGCAAGAATATGCTGACTCTTTCTTTGGTTAAAGCTCCTTATAGTTTGCCCAATATACCTTTTGCCATCAATAGTATTGGTAATGCAATAAATACAAGCCATAACAAAACCACCTTCCGATAAGCGGTCAACTTCCGATAAAAACTCAAGCGTGGGAAGGTGTTCGGATACACCTTTCGCCCTGGGTAGCTAATCCAGGGCTATCCCACACCTATATTATACCATATTTAATTGGCGTTTTGCTTGCTTTTGTAAGCCTCCCCAGCCATCTCGATCGGCATCATGTTGCCGTTGATCAGGAGCCGGTCGCCACCCTCTTTCGGTTCGAGTTCCTCCAGCGCCCGGACCTCGTTGGGCGTCATAAAACCAGACTGTATTGCAGTCCGGTATGCCTCGTACCTGGTTTTGGGATCTGCTCTCAGAATGGCGTTGACGTTGAATTTGACGTAGTATCCTTCTTCAAGCTCCCGGTCCGTAAACAGCTTGTATGTCAGCTCCTGCTCATAGCCAGTCAAAATATCCATGAGTGTATCTATATAGAACTCTCTCTGCTGCTCCGCGATGTTGGTATGCGTCGCACGATCAAGGTCGTTAAGCTGGTGCATCTTTACTCCAAATGCAGCCGCAATCTGCCGTATTGTAAGCTCAGTGTTCTCCAGGAACTGGGCATCAGTCATTTTCAGGCTGATAGGTTCGAATTTGTACCCTATTGGCAAGAGTGCCACGCGATTGGCGTTTTTGAGCCCACTGGACATTCGTTCGAACTTTTCCCGGAACGTGTTTTCGGCTTCAGGGCTCAGGTCTCCGACATACTGTACAATACCCTTGACCTGCATGCCGCTTTTGAAACTTTTATTGATGAACTCACTTGCAGCACCGGCATTTTCGATGGTTTTTTGCAACACTTCAAGCGGCGTCATGCCGACGATGCCGTCAAGGGTCAGCCCTTTGAAGTGCAATACCTCGTCAGGCTTGAGCTTATACTGCTGCCCCAGGTTGTCCGTGTAGACATACCACATCTTACCCTTCCCGGGCAGCAGACCGACGTCGTCGATCCATATCTCCATCCTAGCGCTATCCAATGGATATAAGCCTATCACCTTGCCGGCATCGGCGCCCCGGGTAGCGACGTCTATCCATACATAGCTGTTTCCATGAATCAATCGCTGGACCTCGACTGCTTTTTTGAGGTCCCTGGCGCTCATCCATGGGTTGGGCCTGGTTTTCAGCAGCGGCGATAGAGAATGGCTCACTTCGCCCGGTTTACCGTCCTGCTCCCGGTATATTTTCAGCGGCAGCTTTCCAACGGCATCGGCCAGGATGCGGATGCAGGCGAATACAGTTGCCTCCTTCATGGCGTTTTTACCCTTGAGATTCAGTTCGTCAAGGTTTATGCCGAGGATTTCCAGCAGGCGCCGGTCGTTTATATCGTATTTTTCGCGCGTATCTTGAGCTTTCGGCTTAAATATTTTATTCCAGAATGCCATTTATCCACCTCCTAGCCCCAGAGTTTCTCGAGGAATTCCTCGTTTACATATTGCGACACATCAACTTTCTGCGCGTCCTGCATAGCGCGGGCCATGGCGTTTATCATTGCGACGATCAAGTCGATTTTTTCTTTGCATTTGTTTTTCATGGGCTTGATATTGCCGTTTCCGTCGACCACGATCACAACATTGCCCCAACACCAACGCGCCACCGGATGAGCCTCATGCGTCAGCTGACCTGTTTTGGACAGACGCTCGATTTCTTTCATTGGCGGAGACATATGCGCCATTTGCTGAGGCACTTCCACAACCGTAATGCCGTTTTTTATAAGCCGTTGTGTCAGCATGCGGCTGTTCCATGGGTCAGTATCAACCTCGACAATTTCATATTGCTTGTTCAAAGCCAAAATTCTGGCTTCCACAAACTCATAATCAACGACATTACCGGCCGTGGCATGCAGATATTTCTGCTTAACCCATTTGTCATATGGCACCTGATCCCGTTTGACACGTTCCTTCATGCTTTCTTCCGGGACCCACGCCTCAAACAATGCACGCCAATCCGGTATACCTTCCTGCGGCGGGAACAGCAAGCATGCGCCGGTCAGGTCGATAGTGCTCGACAAGTCAAGCCCGAGATAGCATTTCTTCCCCACCAATTCCGCCGGGTTCCAGTTTCCGACCGTGGCATCCCACAATGACAGTGGGAGCCAACCCACGGATTTCACGCTTACCCACTGGTTCAGGCGGAGCCAGCGGAACAGTTTTTCTTGCGCTTCATCGTTCCGCGCCCGCAGGGCTTCCTGACGCACGCTTTCAATGTCTATCGTATGGCCGAGGCTCGGGTTTGCCTTATACCAAACTGCTTCATCGAAAATGTCATCTTCCTCGTCCGCACAGTATATCTTCACATACCAGGCAGGATCTTCGATTTCTCCATCCCGGACCCTTCGGGCGTATTCGTGGACCTCCCAACCTATGGAGTGTCTGTCCGGATCGTCACCGGCAGTAGTTATCACCCACCACAGTGGCTCTTTACGAGCGGCACCGGCACCAAAGGTCATTACATCCCACAGGTCGCGTGTTGGCTGAGCGTGGAGTTCGTCAAAAATAACAACCGACGGGTTGAGACCGTGCTTCGTATATGCCTCGGCCGACAGCACTTTCAAGAACGAACCCGTTTCTGTGTTCCATATCTCCTTCTTGCTGTCGAGTATCTTGAGGATCCCGCCTTGTTCATAATCCAGTTCAGGTTCCTGATTTACCATTTGCACTGCAGCTTTGTATACCAGTTCAGCCTGTCCTCGGTCAGCCGCGCAGCAATAAATTTGCCCGCCGGGACCGTCACAGGTCAGATGATATAATCCCAGGCCGGCAATCAGGGTCGTTTTTCCGTTCTTTTTCGGGATCTCAAGATAGGCGTACCTGTATTGGCGGTATCCTTTTTCGTTGACAGTACCATATACGTCCCAAAGGATTTGATATTGCCAGTCGAGAAGCATAAAAGGCTGTCCGTAAAAGTCGTCGACAGCCTTTAGCATCTGTATAAACTCGATTACTTCGAGTGCTCGCTGTTTATCATGTGACACTTACATCACCCGCTTTGTCCCTCCCTCTTCCTGCGAAGGTATTCGGCCATAGGGCTTTCTTTCTTCTTCTCCGGTTCCTTTGGTATAGACCGCAGCGCTGCCATGATTGTCATAACATTTTCCTTCTCAATCTGAAGCAACATCTTCCGTTTCTCCATCAGCTTCTTGTCCCAGGCAAGGATACGATCATGGATATTGCCCTTCTCTGTTAGGTAGGTCTCAAAATCGATCTGCTCAGCATTTTTAGCTTCGGTTAGTTCTTGAAGCTCCTTTTTGAGTTGCTCTATCGTATCTTCTATCTCCTTACACTCGGCAGTCAGCAAGCAATACCGATTGATGACGGCTTCATGGAGGGCGTCATTGTGGCCGATAGCTTCCAGGAGATTCTTGACACGGTTAAATTCTTTCCTGGCCAGCTTGTTTCCCCGGACTTCCGGCCAGGCTTTCATTTTCTGACCTGTCAGCAACTGCTTTTCAGCCTTCTCCCTTGCCTCTAATTCTGCCTTAGTCCTGTGGGACCTGCCTTCCATCTTCAAAAGTTTGACAGGTTTTGGCGGTCTACCAGCCACACAATCACCTCCTCTCGCCATTTTGGGAAAAAAATTCGCGCGTGGG